CCATGCATTTTTGCTTATTTTGCCATTGGTGTAATCACGTGCAGACTTAATGGCTTTGCGAGGCCGCATGTCTTCTGGATATCTTGACTCAAATATGGGTAATACCTTTTCAGCACAATCCGCGGCGAATAATCGCGCGGTTTTCTCGTCCCAGGATTCAACCTTGCGAAGCAAGCGCGCTTCTCTAACAACGCACTTGTTGTCCGATTCTGTAATTTTCCCGCGGTATTCAACCTCAAATATCGCTTCATCAAGCCAGTAAATTAAATCTTCTGCCCGGCAAATGTGATACCCTTTATGACATGGAACCAGCTCGCCTTTTATAACTGGCATCCACTCCCCAGTCTCCCAAGAGCCATCCGCGTTTTTTGTTGGAAGACTCCACGTTCCGGTTCCTCCGTTGGCACAACCCCCATCGTTTTTTAGTATTTTATAGTATTTCATTCACGTTCCTCCTGCACATATAATAGTACATTTTTGACTAGCCGTATATTACAATTTGTTAATGTCGGATGGCATCCTCTCCATCCTCTCCAATACATTCTCCGCGGCGCACTCCATCCCAAAATCGCGGAGGGCCGCGGCCAGCTTCTGCCACTCCACGTCTGGCGGCTTGTGTCCGGCGTACGTGGATTCCAGGATCGCCCGTCTGCGAACCACAAGGGCGTGATAATGCTGGTCAGCCGTGCTCATTTTTTTCACTCCTTTTCTGGTTATCCAAATATATTTCTTGGTCTTCTGCTTTGTTAATAAATTCTTCGCTTAGTGGTTCAGTAATGTATTCGGCTTGATATGTCAAAATATACAACTCCTCTTGACAATTTGAACATATTCCACCGCTTCTTCTGCAACCGCAATCCGGGCAATAATCACTCATTCCTTCGCCTCTTTCAACGTCAGGTACAGGGCTTCTGCCTTTTGGCGGGCGGTGGCATGTATAATTAGATAACTTACCGAAAAATCACACCCAACCGCCGATGCTAATATCCCCGCATAAATATCGCATGCAAAACGCATTAGGTCCCCCTCAATCTCGTGGCACTTATCCAGAGAGCGGGTGGGGTGCCAATCATCTAACTTTACGTGAGCTCCCTCCCTATCTTCCAGATACAAAACATTTCCTCTCCATTCTCTATACCACCCCGCTAATGATTCCAACGCTTCGTCCAGCTCCACATCGGTCATTTCGGTTACTGGCTTTTCGTTCATTTGTCCTCCAAAGTGGCAAACTGAACAGCAATTGCAGAAACGACGTACCCAATAAGAAACACTTCTATTTCTTCAACTTCTGACACAGTATATTCAATTAAAATAAAAGTAAGAGAAAGCGCAATTATTAACGCCAACATAGCCTTTCCTATCTGTCTCACTACCCATGTTATATTCATTTGTCCTCCGATGCGCTCAAGGTGTTCTGTACAGAGCCAGAATTGATATCCTTCATCATCTTGCACCCTTGTGGTCGGCTCTATAGAATTAACCGTGACCACGGTACAAATTTTCCCTGTCAGCTCAGTAAAAATGCCAACCTCAATTAATTCTTCCTTGTTTGCGACTACTTTTACCCTGTCTCCAATATTGAAATTCATCCTAATCCTCCATTCCATTACTCTTACATTCGGCGCAATTGCACGGAACGCCATTCTCTTTCGCACGTTGGCCACTCGCGTACGCGGCGCGGAAAGATTCCAGACTTAATCGATTCTCAAAATAAACCCGGGCCGCGCTAGCGTAATTGCCGTGATAACCGTAATATCTGACCCTATTCAGGGCATCTTCCCGCTTGCTCATCTAATCCTCCATCCTTTTGCTTTCTGCTAACTTTTTGATACCGTCCTGTATCTGATTCTGATAGTTCTCCGCAAATTCTTTGACCTGCGAAAGCATCAGGCCCGACTTCCTGCGTAACTCTCGCGTCCTGTTATAAACATCCCTAAACTGTGCCCTGTCAGTTCCAGGGTTGTCTGTTGGAAATCTTTTAGGCCACCCAATAATATCGGCGACTTCTTCAACCAATGGGTGTGACCATTCATGGGGCAAGTACCTTCCATGTATAAACCATCCAGAATGTTCCGGATCTGGCATTGATTCCAGTTGTGCATCACATACTTCTTTGTAGGCTTCATATTCAGAAGGTGTATTCAATTCATTTTCGGATAGCATGTATGCAGTATCTCTTATTTCAGATACTGTCGGGAACCATTTGACGGTCGTCACCAAGTGCAATATCGACTTCTCTAATAATTCATCATCAATATCCTGCAAGGTGAGCTGATAGACCGTGATAGTTTCCGGGCCGACTTTATTATTCGGGAACGCCGCCACTAAAATACCGAGGGCTTTCGTTATCTTTTTTGTGTCAGACATCCTCTTCCTCCAGTCTCTCAAGCTCTTTCTTTACTGCGTCCATACCCGTGTTAATCGGAGGCTTGCGCCCATTTGTTTGTACGCCATTGACGTACCAGTCAGTAATTCCAGCTATGTTTTTCATGCTGTAATTATGTGCCCTCCATTCCTCGTAAACCTTGAATAACTTGGCTTTGTCTGGATTGTTGCCAAGTGCGTTAATAACACGGTCATAATTAATTAGTGGTGGAAAATATCCAGTAACAGATCGCCATGTCTGTATTGCTGGGTGCGCGGTTCGCGGATCAGACACAGATTTTTTCTTTCTTGGTTTTTTTTCTGGAATGTCCAAATCATCATCAAAATCACTATAAATAGGCTCTGATTTGTTTTTCGTGCTAACATTAACTTGATGGTTAATAGGATGGTTTAAGTCCGGTGGTTGAACCATCATAGGTTCAGTGGTTGAACCATCGGTAGTACAGTGGTTGGACTGGTTCGGCTGTTGTACTGGTTCAGCTGTTGAACTAATTAGTCGGTCACGGATGGGTTCGGGTTGCGCGGGTTTAGCGCTAATATTTCTATCTTCTCTATTCTCTATCTGTATCTGTTCTCTATCTGTATTCTCTCTCTCTCCATTACAAAGCGTAACATCTTCGTAACTCTCTTGTTGTTCATCTGTTTCGCGGTCATTTGGTTCCATTGCCTGATCGTTTTTGCGCTTTCGATACTGCTTCATACGTTCATCGACGGGTATAGCTTGTTGTCTCTTAATATAATTCACGATTAAAAATCCGTCCCTATTTTTTTCTATAATCTCTGATTTCAGCAATTCTGGAATAGCATCATTCCAATACTCAATCGGTTTGCGAGAATAAAACGCAATATCCTCAATGCATGGCAGCAGGCCGGTAAGCTCGTCAGTTTCAACCATCTTTGCAACTAAAAATATCTCATGCATGGCAAGCTGCGCTCGTTCTGGCATCCGGTGATATTTTGGATCATCAAGAATATCTGTGTAAGATTTTAGCCAGTAGCCCATGTTTCTCCCATGATCTTATTTCCTTTTTGGCGATTACATTTTCTACAAAGGAGCTGTAAATTATCAATATTGTTTTCGCCGCCATTAGAAATTGGATTTATGTGGTCTATATTGAATGATATTAATTTTCTTGAATTACAGCATTTTCCTTTTTCAATATATATATTTTCTGGATTTTCAACGACGGCTGGTTTTCCATACCTGTAAACAAAATAACCCTTTTTTCCACATTTTTGACACGTTAATTGATCTCTGTTTATAACCTCTAAAACTATATTTAATGGAATTGTGTGTCTTTTGTTCATGCAAGCCTCTTAAAAATACACCAGCCCATGGATTTTGTCATGCCTGTTTGATGAGAACCCGCACGTATCCGATGGGCTGGTATATTTTGACAAAATAAAACGTGCACGATTCTCATCATGCCACCCATTATAATCATTTCTCTATGCCTGTCAAGCATTTAAACTCTGTGATCCATACCCACGGGTTTTTGCGCCACGGGTATTTTTTGCCGAAGCGGGAATCCCAAAGCTCGATGAACCCCTCCAAGTGGCTCTGCATCCCAACATGTCCGTACCCCATAACGCGCCCAAGTGGTGCGGCGGCGGTTTTCGCGTCCTCTTCCGTGATGTCTTGCACGCGCATAACCCGGACGTTGACGACTTCCAGCGTGATCCGTGACGCCCAGCGGGGCATATGGACGGAGGGGCGCCAGCCATGACCGGGGTGCCCCATAAGCAAATCTTCCCACCACATAAAGTAATTGCCGGGGTAAGTCTCGTAATCCATCGAAGGGCCAGCGCCCTCATCAGGGCCGAAAACCTTAGAAAAGTCGCGCCATGATTGAAGTGATCCATCAGCCTTATAACAAATGGCCGGGCCATATTCGCTGTTCACGTCCGCCCACGTCTCTTTTACCCAAAGCCTGTCTCCGGGAATTCCAAAGCGACACCCGATAACTTTTCCATGATTGGGATTTACCGTATCAAGCGTAACCCACTCGTCCGGCACTTTCATGGGGAGAATGTCGAGCGGCTGATAATTGAGCGGCCTAACAAACATCGTCATGCCGCCGCCCAATGTGGTGTTTATCTCATTATCGTAAAAAATCATTGATTTTTCCATTTCGCTCCTCTTTCGGCAAATAATGAAAATTCTCTTTCACTCGCATTGGTATCGATTCCAGCCATCCGATCATGTCATAACCTAAATCGATCTTCTCACTAAACAGCCGGTTCCTCACCTCAAACCCGGTCATTCTCCCGTGTTGTGTGTCGCATTCAGGGCACACAATTGCCCCGTTCTCCGGCATGTCCAACCAGCGTTGAAACTTCTTGTAGTTCGTGCGCCCTCGCGGGATAACGCCGTGGTGCCAATGGCCGTCCGCGATCGGCTTCCCGCAAAACCAGCATCGGAAGCCTTGTTCACGGAGTATGCGCGGTTTGGTCAGGTCATAATATTTCATGGTGATTCAAAGAAATAATTCATATCATCAATTTCGTAAAACCCTGCCAAAATCAACAGGGTTCTGATTGATGGAGCGGTTCTTCCCAACTCCATGTCGGATAGCTGGCTAATCGTAATTCCGGTACCTGAATACACCTCGCGCAATTTCAAGCCATGAGATTTCCTAAGATTGCGAATTGCTCCCGCAATGTTATTTTTGCTAAACTCTCTCATATCATCCTTTCTTGCCTAATTTCGCCATCGCGCAAATCCAGCTTGTCTATGTCTTCTAGCCGTTTTTTGTGCTCTGAAAGCTCTGTCAAAATTTTGTCGATATCTGCGATTATGCTTAGCGTTTGTTCCTTTGCTTTTTCTTTTGCTTCTTCCACAAAGGTAGCACCGCCATAATTTATAGTATTCATCGAAATTGTTTCATACTCGACATCAAGGCACTTGCGATTAAATCCGAAGTGCAGGAATGGGCCAGTTATTAAAACACCTAAAAATCTATCGTTGTACTTGTAAGTAATGCTTACAAGTTCAGCGCGACTGTCAAAAACAATATCTCTCATATCGCTATTCTCCGCTTTCCTCCAACTCAATCTCTTCCGCTTCCACGAATATCATTTCGCCGTCTGCAAATACGAGGCAGTCATTCTTCCAGTTCACGAACCAGCCCTCGCGCCCCTGGTACTGGATGTCAGTACCAAACGTGAGTTTTGACGCTTGTTCGGGGGTCATCCAATCTCTAATCTCATCTGTTCATCTTTCACTTGTCCCCGCCGAAGCGCCTTAATGGTCGCTGACAGGTCAATAATGCGTGACTGCATATCCGCTATGATCTCATCGATCTTGTCAGGGTCGTAACTATACCCGGCCTGATGGGAGGACGACACGATGGGGTGCCCGTCAATCCGCAACAATCGGATACACTCGCGGATATAGCGGTCGTTGGTCTTGTTGTATTTCAGTCCGCAATAGTTTGCCAGTCCCTCACGCCGGATAAACCTCTTGGGCTGCATCCGCATACAGAATAGGATGTCGTCCTGCAGCCAACTAAGGTCATTTGGGATTTTTACTTTCATTCAATTTCTCCCCAGTATTGGCTAAACTGGCTTGTCGAATCCTCAATTTCAAACCAAATTGAAAATTGCGGCTCGCCGTCACTATCTTCATAATGTTCAAGGGCGAATCCGCCGGTCTTTGATATTCCTGGTTTTCCATCAAGAGAAACAAACAAGTCCTTTTTGATCATGTCTATCATTTCGGCTTCTGTTGGGGGATTTTTGCTATTTCCCCACGTCCAGCCAACAGCTTTCATGTACACCTCAACGATTGAAAAGTCAAACTCATAAATAGCAATATCGAGTTTCCTCTCAAGCGTTTTTAGATATAGGTCGTGATATTTTTCATTCTCGTTCATTTTCGATTTCCTCCAATTCCTCCACGGAATAAGTCACATTCTTCCCCGGCCCCTTGTCGCCGGACGAGAAATGAACCGTCCTCTCGTTCCCGTTCCCGCCCCACATCCATGCCCTGCCGTCAGGGGTTGTGACGTAGCGGCATTCGTTGTTTTTTGCGTCGATCATCCATCCTCTCTTTCTTTACCAATTGTGCCCAAAGGGATTTGAACCCTTATCTCACGGTTAGAAGCCATGTGTCCTGTCCAGTTGAACGATGGGCACAGTTACACATTTGAATGCCGTCTGGCGGCGTCATACACTCCACATCACCTCCTTTCTGTCACCAAGTGGGCCCGGAACGACTTGAACGTTCATCCCGCCGGTTATGAGCCGCCTGCTCTGCCATTGAGCTACGGACCCGGGTTGGGAAAGCGGGCGGTCGCGATTATGGCCTTTTTCCGAAACGCCACACCGCCAGACTTTCGGATGCACTCTGCATTTCTGCCGCTTTCCCTATTGGCTGGTTCAGGTTACGATCCTGCGAATCTTGCGTTTTTAGTGTTTGCTCACAAGGATTCAGACGAAGCTATCCGCGTGTTACCACCACGCCCACCAGCCATAAATTGTAAATGTTCAGTTTTGGGCCGGTGGGTCAGACCGGCCCCTCAAGGAGAAAAATCAGCGGTTCTCTAGTTGTCGAATTTCTCTTCTGGCGCATCATCCATCTTGCCGTAAATAGCAAGGTCAACATACTGCGCCGCGGCTTCTGGGTTCATTTCCGTGGTGTCGCGTGTCTCCCGATAGGTTTTGGCCCACCGGACGATTTCCCCGGTATCCATACTGGGTTCCAGGTATTCGGACAGGTTCAGCATATTCGCGGCTTCGTTTCCGATCTTGGCATAACCGGCTTCCACGATGGCCCGGATGTTTTCCTGCCCCCATGCTTTCATTTTGGGCTTTGTCGTTTGGGTTGGCTGTTTAGTGCCCGTTGATGCGGTTTGGGTCGCAGTTGGTTCTGCGTCTTTGAATTCGCCGTCTATGGAGGTTTCTGTGTTTTCGGGTGTGTCATTAAACTCTGCATCGCCAGATTCGATTTCGCCAGAATTTTCAACGACATTTATGTCCTGCATGTCCTCAATGCCTTCTGCAAGCGTTTCGAGGTTTAAATTAAAGCGCTTGCTTAGCACAAGAGCCTCTGCCCTTTTCTGTGCACGCTCTTCCGGCAAAAAATGCTTGTCTTTGTGAAAATTCTTTTCTCCGGTCGCCCAAAAACCAACCGCTTTTATTGCGGGAGGATTTCCAAGCGCGTCAATGATTTCCTCGTCTGTCAGGCCGTCTTTTCTGTATTTCGCCTTTAGTGCAAGATATTTTGAGGCTGTACGGCTGTCCCGCAGGGTTGCCTCAAAAGCATACCCGATTGTTGGGTCAGTTTCTTTGTATTCTGCTGTTACGTCAACCCACTCGACATTGTAATAATGTCCTGCGCCTGGTTCTTCGCTTTCGAGTTTTTTTTGTGCCTCTTTGCGGTACCCTCTAATACCGGGGCACGGGCCTTTCCCAGGAATATACCAACATTCTTTTTTGAACGGGTCAAGCCCCGTAATTTTTGAGTATACGGCTAATGACCAGATTTCTTGATCGGATAATTTTGCTCCATCCGTAATCATGTACCGCAAGCGACCGGCAATACTTCGTACCTCCGGGTCGTTTTTTGCGGCAACGTCCTGATTATTTTGTGTGGCTAATGCGTTTTGATTCGTATCCATCTTTAATCTCCGTAAAGTTTTCTGATTCTTTCTTCCTGTGTTGCGCAATCGCCCTTAATTCCGGCGAATTTCTCGCAGTCTCTCTCAAATATTGCTCGTTCCCTTTCCGCTACTCGATGCGCGTCACGGTCGATAAACCCCGCTTCTCGTCCGCACTTCTCGCAGTATATCTCCCATCTATCCCATTCATCGCCGAATTTGGATATTTTCAACCTTCCGAAACAATGCCCGCAGATAAACTCGTTTTGCAGTTTTTTTGCATCCGCGTGTGACAAATTTTTGCGGTAGGCTTGATGGTCACGTGTCATTCCTCTCTCCAAATGGCTATATAAATTAATCCGATGATTATCGCTGCGCAGAAAAATACTACGCCTAATGTTTCAAGTGGATTCATGTTGCCCATCCATAATTCGTGTTGACTTCAAGTCGAACAATTTTGACTTGTTTACCAGCCCATGATCGGATGGAATCCACGCCCCGTACATTGGCCAGATGTGAAACGGACATCGGTTTGGTTCAACGCAGCGGACGGCCTTGATGTCCCTGCTGACGTGCCGCTCAATCACAACGATGACCGGGCGCTTGCTTTTACTTGGGTACATGCGGGCGCCTATCATATCCTCACCCTGTCATCCAGGGATGTTGGCAAGTCGGTGCGACACTTGCATATCTGCGCTCAAATTCAGCATCAGATATGATTTCTTTTCCCGATTCACCTTGCGCAAACCCGCAATCTTGGCATTCCCAATACTCATCGTCAATTTTTGTCATCTGGGTACCACACTTTTGGCACGTTACGGAGACAATCCCGTCTTGGGTTCCGGTGCAAAATAACTTACTCATGGCCTATCCTCTATCAATCGTTTCTTGGATTCCCTCCGGCGTTTGCCAGTAGGGATCGTCTTTCCCAACTTTTGGGATCGTGACGTTATTGTAATCCCGCTCGATCAGTTGACCGATGTACGCGCTGCGGCTGATGTCTTGTGCCTTCGCCCGCTCATCTGCCATTGCGATCTGCTCGGGTGTGAGCGAAAATGTTATGACTTGTTTTCTCATTTTTCCTCGACGATCTTGACAAGCTGCAATCTGGCGCACCTGGCTTTTCCATCTGTGTTATACGGCACAATAACATCGGCCGTATCTTCCCAGAGGATTTTGCACAGCCAGATATTTTTTTTCTTGGCTTTACTGTCGTTTTTGATCCAGTCCAACGTCGCAAAGTTTATACCGCTGCCGCATTCAGTGCAGCGATCAGGATTTACAGTTTCTTCGATGATGGAATCTTTTTCGATGATCCAGGTCGCCGGCGGAGTTTTATAAGCGCCAAAAGTTTTATAAACATAAATGCCGGATTTATCTTTTTTGAATTGGCTCAAAAACTTTTTGGATGTCAGCAAGCCTTTAGACCCACTGAAGTCTGCGCCCCTGAGGACTGCGTCCGTGAAGTTTGCGCGCGTGAGGACTGCGCCCGTGAAGTCTGCGTCCGTGAGGACTGCGCCCGTGAGGACTGCGCCCGTGAAGTCTGCGTCCCTGAGGACTGCGTCCGTGAAGTCTGCGCGCGTGAAGTTTGCGCGCGTGAAGTTTGCGCGCGTGAGGACTGCGCGCGTGAGGACTGCGCCCGTGAGGACTGCGTCCGTGAGGACTGCGTCCGTGAGGACTGCGTCCGTGAGGACTGCGCGCGTGAGGACTGCGCCCGTGAGGACTGCGTCCGTGAGGACTGCGCCCGTGAGGACTGCGCGTTCTCCGCCCGGCTTATCATTCAGCCAATTGATGTGGTTCGCTAAAATTAGATCTAACTCTTTCTGGTTCATTCATCCTCCAATTGATTTATGTTTATTATAACAACTATTTGCGCAATGTCAAATGATTGCACATTACAGTTTGTTAATATCTTGAATTTGCAATTTAGACTTGATTTGTGCTATAATGCGGGAAACAGAAAGGATCGGAAAATGTTATTGAAATTAATTAATTTGGGAATCGAGTTTGTGCAAGCCAATGCCGGTATTGCTGTCATGGTCATGGGTATCATGGCGTATGTCAAAAAGGTGTCGGAAGGTTTTGTGTGGCGCAAGTCCTGGATGCTGACCGTGGCCGCGTTCGCGTTGTCATTTCTATTCGTGATCCCTGAAACTGGGATCGTCACAGACTATCTGGCCCTTGCGTTCCAAGGGCTACTGCTGGGACTGACGGTGACCGGCGTTTATGATGCGCTGAAAAAGTAAATCATCTTATTCTCCTCCTCCTGTTGACTGGCCGGAACCCCAAAGGCGCGGTGTAGCCGCCCTCCTCGGCTGACAATGAGCGCGCCGGCCAGTCTAGGAAAAAATGTAAAGGATAATATGGGAAATCTTACCCTTTTGGTAGATATTAGCAAGTGGCAGACGAATGACGCGGTTAGCCCCTCGTATTTTTTTGACCCTATTCAGGCAAAAGAAAAAGGTGTACAGGCGGCTTATCTGCGGGTTGGTTACGGCAGGATTCTTGACACCGCGGTAAGGCATTTCGCGGAATCGTTTGAAGCCGCCGACCTTCCATTTGGCTTTTACCATTACGCTATGCCGGCCGGCTCAGCTTATGGAACCGCCCTGCAGCAGGCCGAATGGTTCGCCGATATTGCAATGCAGTATAAATTCAAACTCGTTCCGATGCTTGATCTTGAACAAAGCGGTGTCGGCCTGTCTTATACAAAAGTGTGGCTTGAGCGCGTTGCTGAATTGTGTGGATGTACGCCTGGTATCTACACCAGCCCTGGCTTTTGGACCGGGTTAAAAGATTCGGGCAATGCCATTTGGGCGGCCGAATATCCGCTGTGGATTGCGAACTATTTTTCCAGCCTGAAATATCCCGTTTATGATATTCCTGAAATTGTCGCGAACTCCACGACACTGCCGGTTGTGCCGGATCCGTGGAAGAAGAAAGGCAAGACCTGGTCCATCTGGCAATTTTGCGCTACCGGTGACGGAGAGTTTTACGGCGGAAATTATGCTAAACATACCGATGAGGTCGGGCTTGATCTGGACGTGTTCAACGGTACATATAACGAATTGATGATGGCTCTTGGCGTGGGCGAGGTCGTAATTGATGATCCAATCGTTATTGACCCCGAACCGGTTGAACAGCCCAAAAAAGTGCGCGTGATCGTGCGTCAGTCAAGCGGTTCAGCCGGTTGGTTATATTTCCGTGACCGTCCAGAACTGTACGACGATGCGTGTTTAGCTATTGGCTATGGCGTGGAGCTAGAGCTGGTAGAAAGTGAGAAAATCACCGGAGATATTACCTACTGGCATGTGCTTGCGGATGGCCGCGACGGCTACGTTAGCGCCGAGAGCGCGTACACAGAGGTAATGGCATGATGCAAGAAATATTTGAGGGGATTCCAATGAGAATTCCAATTGGAATTCCGGTCGTAACCGATCCGCATGTCATGGTTCGGAGAATTAAGGGCGCGATGGTTAAAAGAACTTTTGCGGAGCGCCTGTTTAAAAAGCCGTGGACTCCATTTCAGGCATATAAAGTAAAAATTGTTTGGGTTGAGGTTCCGGGCGCCTATTTGTTAAATCCGTCTGGTGTAGACCCGGTAATTGTTGCGCACCCACTGTATATGGATAAAATTTTAGAGGGAATTCCATCAATGCCGGTGTACTCGGGATGGATAAAAAACGCCTGACTTGGGAGCAGTTACACGATGTATCTGACCCCCTGTGTATCAGAAGCGACATCTACCATATCGCAACGCTGTACGAGGTGGTTTGGGATAAGCATGGAATTGGGTTTGACATGTACACGAAATTGAGCAAGTGGGCGAAAAGCCCATTTATCCCGACTGAAAGATGGCTGAATTGATGGCCGGAAGTCATCAATAATAAAAACGCCCCACTGATTAGGCGGGGCTTTGGTTTATAGTGGGGGAAAAATTTTGTCCAGTTCTTCAAAAAATTCCGGCATGTGCTTGGCCACGTCCGTGTCAATATCCTCTGGGATACCCTCACTGTTGTTTTCGCGCTGTAACTCGACACATTCCTCGACCTGCACAACATCAACATCCGGGTAGTTGGCCGTGATGTAGTCGTTTATAATGGTGATTAACTCGTCAGCTTCATCCTGATCTGTTATCCCGAAATATTCCGGATTGGTTTCCAGATAGTACGTGACTTTTTCATTTGCGTTCATCTTTTCCTCCATTGATTGATTGTCCATTTTCGTTTGGATCAGGCTGCGGATGTACTCGCTCATGTTGCCCTGCTTGGTCAGATATTGGTACATTTCGGATGGGAGCCAGATAGCGGTCTGCGTCATGGGTTCGCCGTACATCGGCGGGCGGCCCTGTTTGTTGTCCGAAAAATATCTCTCTGCCGCCGCGCCCATGCGATCAGGGTATAGCGTGCCGTTGTCGCAAACCACTGTCCAGCCATACTCATAACCGGTGATGTCAAGGTAATCCACTTGCGCGTCCTCCATGTGTCCGTCCCATCCGGCGATCTCTGCCGCCGGATCAGCGGCCAATCCCTCGCGTACCTGGTTGTACTCGCCCTTGCCCGCATACTCCAAGTTGGTGATGCCATCAATGACATTGCCGTCCGCGTCAAAAACAAATAGATGCAATCCGCCGCCGTTGTCCTCAATAATTTGATATGTATTTTTCATTTCAATTCTCCTTTTTTGACCTGTCTCATCAGTGCCAGATGGTCAGCTCTGGTAGACTCCCCGAATGGGGAGTTTCGACATTAATTTGATTCGCAATCTCCATAGCAGTATGTTCCGCACTTGGGGCATAAACCATTTTTGATCTCTGTGTTATGCTGTTCGCAATCTTTTGCGTATGCTTCGTCAGCATGTTTTTCTTTTAATTCTCGTTCCGCTTTTTGTAGAGCGGATAATTCGTCCCAAAAAGCGCAAGCAGCGTCTTTGATGGATTGATCGGTGATGGGCTCTCCGTGTCGCTCGCCACACCACATCATCTGATAGATCATCTTGCCGGTTGGCTTGTAAGTTAAGTAATCTGACATAAAAGTTGACCAACTAAAAAGATCGTTTTCTGCTTTTGTAAAATTGACTTTGTAATCTGCGGTTATCATTTCGTATCTCCTGTTTGTCTCTCTGTTATGACTATAGTATATAACGTTATATATAGTGTGTCAAGGGGTTTTAGAGTTGTTAACAAAACGTTAACAATTTACATTTTGTCACGCAACCGCAGATTTTATAATTCAGCCGTTGAATTTTGGAATAGACTATGGTACACTTGGCGCATGGATACTAACATACCTGATGTCGGCTCCGCCGAGTGGCGGGGGCAAAAAGAGCGGCTATTTAACAGCTTATCCGAGCTGTACATAAAAATACCTGCCGCTGGGTTAGAAATCAAAAATAATTATCTGGTGGGCGCTTTTTTGGGTTGCTCACTTGATGGTGTGCCGTGCCAGTATTTGGTTACTGGCGTTGCGCCAGATGGAGATGATATCAAAATCATGGTCAAGTTTTTGGGCTGGTGTGATGGATAAACAACCTCTTGACCTCACACCCTCCGAAGTAGTCGCGCTGGATTACGGGCAAAAGCAAGCATTGCTGATGCTCATAGCTGGGCGCACGTTGGAGTTAAAGACCGAGTACGTGCAGGTGTCCGGCAGATACGCGGAGATACGGGCGGAGTTGGACGCGCTCAAACACGCGTCATCGGTTGTACAGTCGGCGCTAAAGGCGGAGCAGGGTATGTAAAATGGCATTGACTAGTCAGCGTAAAATTTTTATTGACGAGTATCTGAAATCGTGGAACGCAACAGATGCGGCCAAAAAAGCGGGCTACTCTGATAAGACCGCATATTCGCAGGGTGGCCGCCTGTTGAAAAATGATGAAGTACAGGCGGAAATTCAAGCACGTCTTGATGAATCCGCTATGTCTGCTAACGAGGTCATCCAGGCACTGGGTGAGGTTGCGCGATCCAGCGTTGAGGATTTTATAGAGATTGATGAGACCAGCGGGCGGCTAAAAAATATAAATTTTCTAAAGGCCAAAGAAGCCGGGAAATTAAATCTTATCAAATCGATAACCCCCACGGCCAACGGGCTAAAAGTCGAATTGCATGACCGCATGAGAGCGTTGGAGTTGATGGGCAAACAACATGGTTTGTTTAGTGACCAGCAGGACACCGGTAACACGGACGCTATCCCCTTCCAGCTCCCGGCCTCATCCATCGCGCCGAGTTTTTATGACGTGTACCGGGACATTTTATCCCACGGGCACACCGAGTATGTTCTCAAGGGTGGGCGCGGATCGACCAAGTCGTCGTTTGCGTCCGAGGTCATCATCGAGCTGCTCATCAACAACCCGGATATGCACGTGCTGGCAACCCGCCAGGTGGCGCTTACGATGCGGGAAAGCGTTTTCGGACAGCTAGACTGGGCGATTAGATACCTGGGAGTTGCTGACAAATTTAAACTCACGACCAACCCATTAGAGATAACCTACCTGCCAACCGGCCAAAAAATATACTTCCGCGGTGGCGATGATCCGCTAAAAATCAAATCAATCAAACCCCCCTTCGGATACATTGGCATTCTTTGGTTTGAGGAGCTGGATCAGTTCCGCGGCCCGGAAGCGGTGCGCTCCATCGTGCAGTCGGCTATCCGCGGTGGCGATAAAGCGTACATTTTCAAGACGTTCAACCCCCCGCGCTCACGCAACTCCTGGGTTATCAAAGACCTTGAGATACCTAAGGACACGCGGTTGGTACATCACAGTGACTTTACCACTGTGCCGCGCGAGTGGCTGGGCCAGACGTTTTTGGACGAGGCCGAGTTTTTGCGCGAGGTCAACCCCGCGGCTTATGAGCATGAGTACATGGGTATCAGTACCGGCGTGGGCGGGCTGGTGTTTGACAACGTTGAGATCCGCAAAATCGCAGATGATGAAATTAGTCAGTTTGACCGCGTGTTACATGGGCTAGATTTTGGTTACTTCCCTGACCCCGCTCACTATGCCCGCTGTCACTACGATGCGGCACGCCTGACGTTATACATCTACGGCGAGGTGCGGCGTTGGAGAACATCCAACCGCGATTTATACAACGCATTGGTTGAGCATGGGTTAACGCCAGAGCATACCATGATATGCGATAGCGCAGAGCCAAAAAGCATAGCTGACCTGCGCGAGTATGGGGCAGCGGCACGTGGGGCCGAAAAGGGGCCGGAATCTGTCAAATACTCGATGAAGTGGATGCAATCTCTAAAAGCAATTATCATTGACAATGAACGCTGTCCCTATAGTGCCGAGGAATTTTTAGACTATGAGCATGAGATTGACAAAGACGGAAACTACATTACAGACTACCCTGACAAAAACAACCACTCAATTGATGCGGTGCGCTATGCGACTAACTTAATCTGGCGGCGTAGAGGGCAATAATATGTTTACTAAATTAATTAACTGGATTCGGGAATGGGTGAAAAAGATGATTGGAAAAAATACGATAAAACAGGCCATTGGATCGGACATTGCGATCAGCGATCCGATGATAACGGCGTTAGAGTTGTGGTCGCGCATGTACATCAATGACGCGGAGTGGTTGAGCGATACTGTAAAATCCCTCAACCTTCCGGCGGCCATTGCGTCCGAGTTGTCGCGTCTGGCTACGTTGGAGTTGGAGATCACCATCGAGGGATCAAAGCGCGCGGACTACCTAAACGAGCAGTTTGATAAGGTGCGGGACAAGCTACGGGACGTTATTGAGTTCGGATCAGCTAAGGGTGGGCTGGTGTTCAAGCCTTATGTTGACGGGGTAAACATTAATGTAGACTTCGTTCAAGCAGATCAGTTTTTCCCCATCAATTTTGATTCCAACGGTAACATCACGGCGTGCGTGTTTGTGGATCAGCGCAAACAGGGGGACGCATACTATACGCGCTTAGAGAGCCACGAGATGACCACTGCGGAGGACAAAAACGGAAAAGTTACCGATGTGTGCCTCATCAAGAACATGGCCTATAAAAGCAGCACCAAAGACATCTTGGGGCAGCAGGTGCCCTTGTCTGTCATAGACGACTGGCGGGGGCTAGCGCCAGAGGCGACCATCACCGATATAGATAAGCCGCTGTTTTCTTACTTCCGCTTCCCGCAGGCCAACAATATTGACCCCGCCTCCCCGTTGGGTGTGTCTGGTTACGCGCGCGCTGTTGACCTCATCAAACAGGCGGATATCCAATGGAGTAATTTATTATGGGAGTTTGAGGCAACACAGGCAGCGATTTTTGTGGACGTGCTGGCATTTGGCAAGGACGCTAACGGCAAGCCGATTTTACCTAATAAGCGCCTATATCGCGCAATGGAGACTGGATCAGCGGAGGGCGAATTATTTGAGGCATGGACACCCAACATCCGCGAGGAAAATATTCTTCGTGGGTTGGACGCAATCCTGAAAAAGGTCGAGTTTACGTGCGGTCTGGCTTATGGTACGTTGAGCGACCCGCAGATGGTAGAAAAAACGGCTACCGAGATAGCCAGTGCTAAACAGCGCAGTTACGCGACCGTGGTAGACATCCAAAAGTCAGTGCAAACCGCGTTAGATGACCTGTTGTATGCAATGGACACATGGGCAACCCTGTCAAAACTCGCGCCTAAGGGCAAATACACCGCGACATACGAGTTCGACGATTCGGTCATTGTGGATAAAGACGCTCAATTTCAGCAGGATTTACGTCTGGTGCAGCAGGGCATTATGTCGCCGGTGGAGTTTCGTATGCGTAACTTCGGCGAGGACGAAAAGACCGCTAAACAGAAAATCGCCGATGTTCGAGCGGCGCAGGAAGAAAATAGCTTGTTTGAAGATGAACAGGAAGAAATATAATTGCTGACCTTTGACCAGTTAGACGTTCTACCCGATTCAGTCGTTGAGATATACGAACGCTATCAATTATCGGTCATCAAGAAGATTGCTGAAAAACTGGCCACCCTAAACTATGCCGCCGCGGTGTGGCAGGTGGAGCGCCTGAACCAGTCGGCCATGCTCTACGATGACATTCTGGCACAACTCGCGGAAGTAACCGGCCAGTCTGAAAAGGAGCTGCAAAAGATATTCAAAAAAGCGGGCGTGAAAACAATCGCATTTGAGGATTCCATCTACAGACAAGCCGGTCTAAAACCCATGCCATTTAATCAATCTCCGGCCATGTTGGAGGTTTTGCGTGTTGGATTGGATAAAACTAAATGGACGTTGCGAAACATCATCAACACGACCGCGGTTACTGGCCAGAACGCGTTTATAGACGCGGCCGACCTTGCCTACATGCAGGTATCAACCGGGACTATGTCATACACAGAGGCTATTCGGGATGCGGTCAAAAGTATTGCGGATGATGGGCTTAGGACCATCCAATACGCGGGACGGAGCGACCAGCTAGATGTTGCGGTTAGGCGTGCGGTGCTGACCGGTATTGGCAACACAGCGGCAGAATTACAACTCAAACGCGCGGCAGAAATGGGACAGGACTTGATCCAGATGTCGGCGCACGTTGGGGCACGTCCAACACATCAGGTCTGGCAGGGGAAAGTGTTCTCCATCAGTGGCACGAGTGATAAATACCCGCCGTTTGTCGAGAGTACGGGTTATGGGACGGTAATGGGGTACGCCGGGATAAACTGTGTTTTAGGAGACACTATTGTTGTTGGCGTTGGAAAACGTGCCATTTACCGCAGAAAATATACCGGCAAAATCATCACTATCAGAACATCCACCGGCAAGGAACTTTCCATTACGCCCAATCACCCTATACTGACCGATAAGGGCTGGGTTATAGCTAACTTGCTCAATGTGGGAGACAATGTAATCAGCCGCACCAGATTTAACGGGATAGCGGGTATTAGCCCAAACATAGACAATAAAAAAGCCAGCATTCAAAATATATTTGATTCTTTCCTTAAGCGCGGGTACTTGTTCCGGCTTCCGGCCTCTGCCGGTTATTTCCACGGCGATATTTCCAAAGGCGAGATCGACACAGTATTTCCAAACCGCTTTTTGAGGAATAAATTCATATCCTCTATTTTTCAGCATAACAAAAATGTCGTGTTCGGCAATACTCCCAAAACGCCCGACTCTCTCTCTACCAATGGCATTGTTGACAAGATTCTGTTCTGTTCTAATCATTCCACGAACCGCGTCATGCGCGGGTTTGGTAAGTGCCTCTTTTTCTTCTTGGGTCATTCTTTTCAAGCGTTTGTGCATTGCATCCGAGCGGTCATCAGCAAGTGGCACACCAAGTTTTGCGAGATACTTTCCTACAGAACCTTCGGAGATTCCCGTCTTTGCTGCAATCTCGTTTTTCCACATACCAGATTTATACATAGAGAGCAATTCGTCAGGGGTGATGCTGGCCTTGCGCCACAAATAAAGTTTCCAATCCATTTTCCCAACGCCATTACGCGTAATACAATTATTGACTGCACCAAGCGAGCATTTATATCTATTGGCAATGGACTGCATGGTCTCACCAGTAAGGTAACTATTGACAACATCGTTTTCATCGAGCGGAAATCTACGCAAGGTTCTTTTGTCCATGTTTATAACCTCGAAACCAAGAATGGTTGGTATTTTGCTAATGGAATTATAACACACAATTGCAGACATTCAGCATACCCATACTTCGAGGGCATATCCGAGAACGCGTACAAACAGGCCGATTTGGACAGTTACGCCAGTAAGACGGCCACATACAACGGCAAGGAAATGGACTACTACGAAGCCACGCAGAAGCAACGCTATTTCGAGCGCGGGATCAGGAAATGGAAGCGCGAGGCGGAAGCATTGGCCGCCGCCGGTAAGGAAAATGGCTTTGAGCTGTCAAAAGTGAAAGAGTGGCAGGGGCGCATGAGAGACTTTACTAAACAAACCGGATTGTACCGGCAGAGGGAGCGGGAGCAGATATGAGTAAAGAATTGTCCATGCTGCTGTTAGAATTGCTTTATAGCTTTGCCAAGCAGTTTGTGGGCTGGTATGATAAACACGTGAAGGGGAAATAAAGTATAATAAGACAAATGGAGGTGAGTGATGGAGACGGACAAATTACTTGATTTGTTTTATACAGAACTTGAGAATGCGGTGCTTGATAACACGTTGGCTACAGCACAAGGCAAGATAGACTGTCTTTATGAGGATAGCGAAGAAATTTACAATATCATTTCGGGGCCAATTGAGGAGGCTTATCAGGTCATTAGACCAAAATTGCTGAAATTTGCCGAAGAACACAATATTAATGATGCCGAGAATGATATATGTGGCATTTTTGGCAAGGCTAAATTACGCATAGCGTTTAGTGTGATTGAAGGCGCTTATCTAAATCACGGTGATTTTTATATTTATTCTTGTGAAAGACGCTTGAAAAATAACACAAAATAGTTTATAATTCAGTTATTGAATTTTGACAGTGTCACGTCTTTTGATGGGGCACAACCTAAAAAGTGGGACTGACGCCACACTTTCGGAGTAATCCGGCGGTGTGGTGTTTTTCGTTATCCGCAAACGTAAAAGGCGGTAGTCATGTGGACTTGACCACGTAAAAATAATGTAAACAAAAAGAGGAACAGATAATGAAACGCGAAGACTTGAAAAAACTGGGGTTGACCGATGAGGTCATTGAGAAAGCTGGTCTTGAGGCAGATTTGCCGGATAAGATCATGGCTTTGCATGGCAAGGACATCGAGAAGCACAAAGATGATTTGGCAACCGCAAGCGCAACGGCAGACGAGCTGCAAAAGCAACTTAACGAAGCCAACAAAACGATTGATGGTTTCAAGGATTTGAAACCGGAAGAGTTGCAGAAGGCCGCAGAAGACTGGGAAACGAAATACAAGGAACTTGAAACCCAGAACGCAAAAGAGACCAAACAACGTCAATTTGATTCTGCTCTCGAAAAGGGACTTGCCTTGTTCAAAGTCAAAGACGCTTTAGAGATTAAGCCTCACTTGAAACTTGACAAACTCGTTATTGGAGAGGACGGATCTATTGTTGGACTCAAAGAACAACTCGAACCACTCAAAGAAACAAAAGATTATCTGTTCGATTCTGACGAGCCGGAACCAAAAGTTGTGACCGGCGTGAAAACAATCCCCGGCAATGAGCCGTCTTTGGCAAGTGCCATTGAAAGCAAGCTGGGAATAAAAAAATAATTTAGGAGACTAAAATGTCTATTACGTTGGCGAATGCCAAAGAACTATCACAGGACAAACTGACGAACTTCGTTATCGACGAATTCCGCAAGTCTGCCCTTTTGGAAAGCCTGGTTTTTGATAACACGGTCAAACCGCAGGGCGGTCAATCCATGACCTATGGATACAACCGCGTAACTACGCAGCCTACCGCTGCCGGTCGTGCAATCAACAGTGAATATGAGCCCCAAGAAACCGTCACCACGCGTTACAACGTGGACTTGAAGGTCTTCGGTGGATCGTTTGAACTCGACCGCGTTATCATCAAGCACGAAACGCAGGTTGTCCAGCACGTGCAATTCCAACTGGAACAGAAGATCAAGGCCACCCGCGCCCTGTTCCACGACCTGTTCATCAACGGTGACGCGGATGGAGACCCGCTAGAGTTTGATGGGTTGGATGTGGCCGTAACCGGCTCATCGACCGAATATACCCCTGTTGCAGAAATTGACCTTTCATCTTCGGCGAACATTGATACCAACTGGAAAGTGTTCCTGGATGCTTTGCGCCGGATGCGCGCGAAGATGGATGGCGCTCCCACGCTCTACCTAATGAACAGCGATATGTACTCTGTGTTCCAGAGCGTCATGGATCGCGCAGGTATTAACCTGTTGAGCAAGGAAAACTACGGGGATGAGGTAAGCATTTGGGGCCCGTCAATGGTGATGAGCCTGGGCGACAAACCCGGAACCTCGAACCCCATTATTGCCACGACCGGGGGCGCAACCAGCATTTACGCAGCTCGCATTAGCCTGGATGGTGTGCATGGCGTTTCACCGGAAGGTTCAGCGCTGGTTGAAACCTATCTGCCTAAACTGGAAGATACGGGAGCCGTAAAGCTGGGTGAGGTTGAAATGGTCGCGGCTATGGCCGTGAAAGCCACCCGTTCCGCTGGTGTCTTGCGCGACATCGTCATCAGCGAAGACGAAGGCAGCTAAGAACATTAACAACGGGGCGGCCTAAAAACCGCCCTTTATAAAATGCGCTACGCAATCCACGCACATCAACACAAAGCACAGGCGTACATTGATGCGCTTAGGGCTACCCATTACTACCCGCACCTTAACTTAAATAGAGCAGAATTCCTACTCATTGACCATGAATGGATCGGCTTGTTTTCCGGGTTGAAATATACTTGGCGCAAACAAGTTGAAGAGGCCGACAGGAATAATGTGCCGGTTTTCATCTACCCGCACAGTGTCAGGCCAAATATTCCATTTGATTTGACGGATGACTTCTATCCGAAAACCCGCGCATTGTTCACCATTGCAAAGGGGCACGCAGAAGTGCTAAGACGCGTTGGGTACCCACATCCGGTAGAGATTTCCGGCTGGGCATATACAGAGATACATCCGTTCCGCCAAAAAGAGCCGCAGGGAAAAATCCGCGTACTGTTTGCCCCAATTCATCCGGTTGGAAATGGATGTTTACCGGAAGTTGATAGGGAACTGAACGCAAAAACTTATAAACTTCTCTTGGGCCTGATGGATGAAATATCTCTAACGGTGCGTCACATTCAATCGCTGGAACGCAATGGATTGTGGCTTGATGAACGCGTGAACTATGTTGCCGGAAGTTATGATGGCTTAACCAGCCAAATGAACCGTGCACATGTAGTTGTAGGCGCATTCACGTTTGCACACATGGCAGTTGCCCTGGGACATCCGTTGGTTATGCTGGGCGAGGGTGTCAGACCGCACAACACCCCGCGCAAAAACGGAAAACTGGTCTATGCCAGGAATTGGAATAAGTACAGAGATTATCTTGCTTATCCGCTCAACGCAGAGGATTGCTATACGCCAGAAGATATGAGGCGAACGCTTGTAAAAGCGATTGACGGCGGCCGAGCAGTTGAGGATTGGAAAGACAGATTTATTGGAGAGCTGTTTGATGGCAAGCGGTTTGCAAAAGCGATCTTAGGAAAATTATGACCGGATTACTGAAAACTAAACTACATGACACGATTACCGCACGGGACAAATCCATCGGTGTGTGGGAAATTGATGGTCAACGCCTTGCGTACCTTGCCTCTCGTATACCAGAGAATGGGGTAATTGTTGAAATCGGTTCACATCGCGGTCGTTCTGCTGCATATATGGCGGCAGCGGCTAAGACTAACGTAACGATTTATTGCATTGACCTGTGGAAAAACGACAAAGACCTGCGGTTTGTTTCAGATGACAACGACCTGAAAATGTTCTGGAGCCTGTTTGATGATCTTGGTCTGCGTGAAAATATTGTCGCATTGCAGGGAAAATCAGAGGTGTTTGCCCATTCATGGGAATTTGGAATTAACCTTCTCTTCATCGATGGAGACCATAGTTACGATGGCGTAAAGTCTGATTACATTGCCTGGTATCCGCACGTTAGGGATGGCGGGGTTATTGCTTTCCATGACTACCATAAAAATTGGCCGGGTGTTATCCGGTTTGTTGACGAGACCGCCAGCCGTGAATTGAAACCGCTTGGATTGCATGAGCGCGTATGGAGTGGCCAGAAATGATTAGCGTGGTGATCACGGTTTACACCGATTTTGGCGATTACGCAACCCCCCTGATTCAAGCTATACGCGCGTGTGAACCGGAAGTCGAAATTATCGTGGTAGATAATGCCTCTACAATCCCGTTCAAAGCGGATGGTTGCACCGTGATTCGCCTAAATAAAAAACGTTCGTGGTCACACATGCTCAATACTGGCGCAAAACAAGCAAGTGGCGACTGGCTGATGTTGCTGAATGACGATGTCGTGTGTGATGGAAAGTTTGCGCATTTCGTCAATAACCTGAACCCAAATAAGATTTATGGTCCAGAAATACGCTGCAAACCGAAGCACTGGGTAGGAGAAGAAATTAGTTATCTGTATGCGTGGCTACTGCTCATGCGCAAGGATGTTTATGGCGCGGTTGGCGGTTTTGATGAAGGCTACATCGCGGCTGGAGTAGATGACATCGATTTCTGTTGGAGTGCGCAGGAATTCGGTTATGGAATAGGGGTAATCAACTTGCCGTTTAGACACATTGCGGATGAACCCGAATTCCAGCACAGGCGCAAGAAATGGAGCGCGGATTATCAGGCTGACATGGAGTTGAACCGCAAGAGATTCGCTGAAAAGGTGAACAATGTCTAGGTGCATTGGTGTTTGTTTGTCTGGCGGGAAAGCAGAGCGTTGGAATCGCTATCCCAAAGAAATGCTGCCTGTTGGGAACGGCCAGACGCTACTGGATAGAACCATTGGCGTGTTGCGCAATGGCGGGGCCGACCGGATCATGTTGATGACCTCCAAAGAAAAAGCACAGATGCACATTAATCATTTGGGCGGATCCGTAGATTACTTCATCAAAACCAGCGAAAATATGTGGCATTCTATGGCTGTCAGTTTTCAATATGATGCAGATAAATATCTGTTTGCCATGCCGGACACATACATACCAGAAGACACGTTCGAGGATTTTATGGATAGCGAGTTTTCTTTGGGTGTGTTTGAAACTGGAATGCCGGAACGGTTTGGCGTGATAACAGAAAATGGCGTAGTAAATAAACAGAAATTACCTGTCGGACTGTACAGCGCATGGGGCGCATTGGGCTGGACTGACAAGGTTGTTGAATATTGGAAGAGCATCGAGATTGATACCTATACCGAAGCTATCAACGCTGCCATGAAGCAGTTTGGATACAAGCTGAAACTGATGGATTATTACTATGATTTGGCAAGCTGGAAAGATTACGTGAGCTTATTGCGGGAGGTGGAATTATGAGCGCGTATGCTGATTACACATTCTATACCGTAACCTACGGCGGAACCCAAATAACATCTGCCGAATTTACCAGGCTGATGAACCAGGCATCCGCGTATATTGACGCGGTGACTTTTGACAGGGCCGCGGCAGAAGAGGATGTTGATGTAATCACAAAAATCAAGTTTGCCGCGTGCGCCGCCGCCGAACAACTTAAATCAATTTACGCAATTGGTGGTAGTGGCGCTATACAGAGTGAGCGCGTTGGAAATCACACGGTAACGTATGTAGATACGGTAACAGCGAAATTGTCGATTGATACGAAAATTGCACAGGTTGTAAAAATATACCTGGGCAATACCGGCCTAATGTACCGCGGATTCGCGGAAGACGAGTACGGAGGCGTTGTAGATGAATAACGCCGGTGTGTACGAGATAAGAAATAGTGTAAATACGAAACGTTATATTGGCAGCAGTGTGAATATAACCAAGCGATTCATTGAGCATAAGATTCAACTACGCAAAGGTATTCACCATTCTGTATATCTTCAACGAGCATGGAATAGCTATGGGGAAGGCACCTTTATCTTCAAACCATTGCTAATCTGCTCTCCAGAAATGGTTCTGCTGTATGAGCAGCGTTGTTTAGATTGTATGGAACCAGAATACAACATGTCTCCTACTGCTGGTAGCAACCAGGGAATAATATTCTCTAATGAGGCTCGCGCCAATATGTCGGCGGCACATATAGGGATAATTCCCTGGAACAAGGGGAAAAAAGGCGCACAGATAGCTTGGAACAAGGGAAAAAAGGCTCCTTATTCACTTTCTGAGGAAACCCGAAAAAAGATGAGTAAATCTCGTAAAGGAATATGTTTCACGCCCATGACTGACGAGATAAAGAAAAAAATAGGCGAGGCTAATGCTGGAAAACCTAAGCCACCAAGAACGGAAGAACACCGCCGTAAACTGAGCGAAGCCGCTAAGCGTCAATGGGCAAAAAAGCAAGGCAAATCATGAGAACGAATACCGCGATTACACTCTACAGTCGCTCTGTCATGAATGGCTCTGAAACATGGGCTCGCTCGGTCATTGTGGCTGGGTTCTGGGAATCCAAAAAAGCTGCCAATGTGATTAAATCCGGATTATTGGAAGCTGATAGCGTGGCAGTTTACATTCCGGGTACAACTTGCAGCGTGAAAGTCGGTGATGTGCTGGTAAAAGGCACGGTAACGAAAGTTATAAGCCCAACCTACACCATGACCAACCTGAAAGCGGATTATGTGGCCGTTACGGTGAAGAGCGTTGACTTAATGGATTACGGATCAGAACATTTACAGCATATTCAGGTGGGTGGATCATGAGCGACTTAGTTATCGAAACCCCACGCGGCAAGGTCTATCACGGCGAGAATGGTAAGGCTGTTCTGGAATGGAACCCTAATTTTAGCCCGAAATGGGGGGGGCGATATTCCAACGCGCAAAAATATGTGGATTCCGAAGTTTTGCGCTTGTGCGAACCATATCTCCCATTCAGGACGGGCATGTTGATAAAGCTTGGTATTCTTGGGACGAAAATTGGCAGCGGCTGGGTTATTTGGTTAGGTCCGTATGCGCGTTTTCTGTACTATGGCAAGGTCATGGTTGGAATCGAATCACGCAGCGCATGGGCAAAGAAGGGAGAGAAAAAGGAAGTCATAGACAAAGACCTTACTTATCACGGCGGCGGATTGCGCGGATCGTTCTGGTTCCAGCGCATGAAAGAAGTTAGCGGCCGCGCGATTATCGCAGGTGCCAAGAAAATAGCTGGAGGCGGTAAATGAGCATCATTGAATCTGTTCAGACATATATCAAGACTTATACCAGTCTAAAATCCGGTGCGCCGGTGTGGGTGGACTACATGGGCGCTAATCCGACTGAATATTCCATCGTACCGCTTCCGGGCGCGCGGATCATTGAGAGTTACATTACCGGCGGCAGCTTGCGTTCTTATCCGTTCGCCTTTCAGTCGATGGAAAGCACGGCGGATGATTTGGAACGGCTGGGGACGCAAGGGTTTTTCGAGGCTTTCGCGGATTGGTTGCAGCAGACAGAAAATGAAATCCTGCCAACGTTGGGCGCCGGACAAACCGCCGAAAGCATTGAATCTACCGGCTGGGGCTATTTGTTCCAGCAAGGCGAAAGTGATACCGGAGTGTATCAAATACAGTGTCTATTAACGTTCAAGCAAGAAGCAATTGAACCTGAAAGCTCATAAAGAAAAGAGGTAAAAATGGGAAAAGTAAAGAGAAGTTTATTTAGAACCTTCATCAACGTGGGTACTTTGGTTGCGCCAGATTACGCCCTGTTGGGTGAAGGCGTAACAACCGGTGAAATCGGTTATAACCCGCAAACATCGGAAGAGACCTACATCCATGAAGATAGCGGTACGACCGAGGTTGAATCCTACCGCCCGACCATGCCGGTTGAAGCATCCTGTATTTCCGGCGATGATGTCTTCGACTTTGTCGATGGCTTGCGCAAAGATCGCGCTGTTCTGGATAACGCGAAAACCGATGTCGTCAATGTCTGGATGTACGAAGCCGAAGGCGTTGCCGGTTATCCCGCCGAGAAACAGGATGTCAGCATCCAGATTGACAGCTTTGGCGGCGCTGGCGGAGAAACCAACAAGATCAACTTCACCATCAACTACATCGGCGATCCGGTTGTCGGAGAATTTGACGTAGCGGCTGGTGAGTTCACCGAAGGCAGCGGCAGTTAACAATAAGCCCCGTGATCGAGGCGGGGCTTTATAGAAAGGTGGTTTATGGATACTATCCGAACCGATAGCAATATCAAGCGGCTGACGATCAATGATGATCCTGAACGGTTGATTGAATTTGACCCTACCGATGTTTTGTTTATCGAGAAATTCTATCAACTTTATCGTGATTTTGAGCAGAAGCGGATTGAGTTTGACGAGAAATCAAAGGCGTTGGATGAAGCCAATAAACAGGCTGTTGAGAATGGCGCAATGCTTGAACTGGAAGACGGTATAAATTTCTTGCGGGAGATTTGCACCTACATGCGCGGGAAAATCGACTGGCTTTTTGGTGATGGAACGAGCGATAAAGCCTTCGGGGATTCCCTAAGTATTGACGCTATTGGTCAGTTTTTCCAGGGCGTATCGCCCTACATTTGGAGCGAGCGGAATGACAAGGTGAATAAGTACTCCAACACGGCTACCAAGAAACGACGTGCCATGAAATGAACATACTGGTCGAAAAACTGCCGGAAGCCATTGAAATAGATGGGCGCGAATACGAGATCAATTCAGATTTTCGTTCGTGTTTGCGTATCATTCTGGCGTTTGAAGATCCAGAACTGGCCGGAACGGAAAAACAGGCCGTGATGATAAACAATCTGTACAAAGAACATCCAGAAAACATCACAGCCGCGATTGAAAAGGGTGTCCGTTTTTTGAACGGCGGGCAGGTCAGCAAAGAGGAAAGTGATTTGCGACTGTACTCGTTTGAAAAGGACGCGCCTTACATATTCGCCGCTTTCAAGCAGACACATGGAATCGACCTTGACACGATCGATATGCACTGGTGGAAATTCATGTCATTGTTCATGGACTTGGGTTCAGAGACCACGTTCAGCGGCATGGTTGGATTGCGCAAAAGGGTACTTACCGGCAAAGCATCAAAAGAGGAACGCAAGGCTTATGCCGAAATGCGGGACGTAATGGAGCTTCCGGCGGTTGATAATCGCACGCTGGAAGAGCGCGAAGCCGAAGAAGAATTTATGAGAAAGTACAGGCAAGGGAGGCAGAAATGCAAGCAGACGGCGCTATAAAAATTGATACCCGCATTGATGGCAAGGAATTTAATAAGGGCCTCAAGCAGATGGAATCTTCTGCTGGTGAATCTGCCGAACAAATTACGCGCACCTTTGATGAACAGTGGAAAGCAATGGGTTGGGAAGAGAAGCAAAAGGTAATTGCTATGGCCGCCGACAAATATGGCAGCATGTGGGACACGATGGGGCCGGAAACACAGCGCATTGCCCTTCAAGACATTCTTAGAACAATGAGCGAAATGCCGGCAGCCACTGATAAGACGAGAGAAAAACTTGACGAAGCCGCAGAATCCACTAAGGCAGCCAGCGAAGCGACCAAGAAATGGAACGTGCACGGGCACGGTCTTAGCCGTACGATTTTTGCTATGATCCCCGGAACATATAGAATCAGGCGCGGCGTTTTGGGTATCCATGAAACATTAAAAGACACGGAGGGAATGGCCAACAGGGTTAAAGGCGCGTTGAAGGTTTTCGGAACAGTCGCGGCCATTGCTGCCGTTGCCATTGTTCTGGCATTCAGAGCATTGATAAAGTGGGCGCAAAAGACCATTGATTCACTGGCAAACAACCTAAGCGTTACCTCCGCTTTCAGGGACAGGGTTGTGCAGTTAAAGGGCGCGTTTGACACGCTAAAGGGTTCGATCATGTCAATGAGTGCAAATTTATTGAGCGCCCTTGCCCCTGTTCTTATGAAAATTATTGACTGGCTTACTAAGGCCGTGAACTGGATCAGCATGTTTGTTGCCGCACTGACCGGACAAAAGACGGTATTGCGCTATGTATCCGGAGCGGTGGGTGATGCGGCCGATTCTACGAAGAAGATGGAGAAAGCCGCTAAGGGAGCACTGGCCGCCTTTGATGAAATCAACGTCCTGCAACAGGATACGGATGATGAAGATACAGCTACGGGCGGAACGGTTGGCGGGAATATCGTTATGGAGGAAATTCCTGTTCCGGAAGATTACTTGAAGTCGCTTTGGGAAGGCTTTGTTGATTGGCTAAAAGGGCTATGGTCAGATTTTTGGGAATGGTTTGGTTCAACCAAAGCTGGAGAATGGCTTATAGCCATGTGGAAAAAAGTGAGTGACTGGGCTATTGAATCCTGGGATTTAATAAAAATGGGGTGGGAAATTTCAAAGGTGTTTTGGAAAGACATTGCAGATAAAATAGTGTTGTGGTTTAGTACTGCTTGGACAAACATAATATCTTTCTTTTTGGGCGCATGGGAAAAAATAAAAGCGGCTTGGGGCTCTGCAAGTGAGTGGTTTAGAAAAACAATTACCGATCCAGTTAATAGCTTGTTTAGGAGAACCGGAGACGCTATAAACGGATTCTTCTCCAACGCATGGAGTTCAATAAAAAGTATATGGATTGGGGCAGGGACTTGGTTCCAGACTAACATCATTGACCCAATAAAGAACGCTTTTTCAATCGCCCTTAGCTCAATAAAAACCACGTGGGAAACAACTTTCACGGGTATAAAAAACTTTGTGAAGGGCATAATCAATACCATCATTGACTTCTTGAATGGAATGATACGGGGCATTACGACCGGCATAAATACCGCTATTAGAGCGTTGAACTCCATCAAAATTACTATGCCGTCCTGGCTGGGCGGTGGATCGTTCGGCCTGAATATTCCATCCGTTTCTACTCCGCAGATTCCACGGTTGGCTACCGGAGCAGTCATTCCCCCTAACGCGGAGTTTGCGGCCATTCTTGGTGATCAAAAATCAGGGCGTAATATCGAGGCCCCTGAAGGATTGATCCGGCAAATCATCCAGGAAGAAATTGGGAATATCCAGACGGACGTAAACATTGAATTCAGCGGTTCTTTAGGTGCATTGGTGCGCGAACTACAGCCATACATCAAGAAAGAAAATACCCGCATAGGCAATAGTCTGGTCAGGAGCACAACATGATAAGTGAAATCCTGATTATTGACGGTTCGACCTACAATGTGCCCGTGATAAGCGTAAAGCGCAAGGGCGAATTCCTCGATCGATATGCCGAGAGAACGGCAGACGGGAAACTGCACCGCGACTTAATCGGGGTTTATTACAATTACAATTTGCAATTAGGCTTCACGTCTGACACAACCGAATACCGTAGATTATGGCGCAAATTGACCGAACCGGAAGAATATCACACCGTAACAATTCCTGACGCTGACGGGGAGCCGCTCACGTTTACCGCTTATTTCTCAAACGTATCTGATGATTTGTTGCGTGCTTATGATGATAAGGTTTACTGGAAAAACACCACGGTGAACTTCATTGCAAGGAGCCCCGCCAGAACATGAGCGCATATCCCGTCATTCAGTTGATTTTGCCAGACCGTGTTTTGGAGTTTTCTGGCGAAGAAATCCTTGAAGCAAATTTGGTTGAGGAACAAGACCCGACCAGCACAGAGCTTCCAATTAGCGTGATTGAATTCAAGATCATGCAATATGATGAATCTTTTTCCATGTTTGATGGAGAAATTTATGCGCAATTGTCAGAGCGCATAAAAGCGATTGCGTACAAAAATATTGATGGATCGAATTATTTACTTGGAGAATTCTATCTGGATGAATGGGAGAACGTATCGGAAAGCCAATTCCAATTTCGGGTAGTTGACATCGTTGGAGTGATGGAGAAGACTGATTTTGACGGTATATTTTTCAGCGCGGCGACCAGAGCGGAAGATATATTCTCCGCCGTTCTTGGCCCGGCCAACATAGCCTACACTTTACATGATGACCTAAAGGATGTCGAGCGTTCTGGCTGGATTGCGCCGGGGAATTATCGGGAAGCATTACAGCAGATATGCTTTTCAATAGGCGCTTGTATTTCTACCGCGCGCCGGAATGATTTATACATAAAACCGATGGGAATGCCGGAAGACGCTATTGAATCATTGGCTTTTACGCAGATCGGCAATGACGTAAAACTCATGGATCAGTCCATAAATCTCTTGAAATCTGTGTCAAGCATTGAGCTGGTCACGCACACTTACACACAGCAGAGCGAACTTACTACCGTTTTTCAGGAAACGCTTCCAGCCGGAAACCACAAAATTGTTTTTGAAAAACCCATGTACAATATCGTTGTAGATGGGCCGGGGTATGCGCAGTTTGTGCTTGGGACAGAAGGCAGCGACTACCTGGTCACAGAAAACAGTGATTATTTGGAAGTCGGCGGTGAGTATAACTTTGATCCCAATTCGCTATGGTTGACCTTATCGGAAAGTGGCCTGGTTACGATTACCGGGTATGAGTGGTTGGACAATATGCGCTCGTTTTATTATTACAACCCGGCGGCAGTGGAAGCATCAAATAAAATAACATTGAAGATTAGCGACGCTACTCTGGTTGGACCAGATCAGGCAGAAGAAATCCTTGTCAGGTTGAGCGCTTATTACGCGCAGCGTTATGAGAAATCGATAAAAGTTTTGCCAGCCGAATTAAAGAACGGTGACACTATCCTCGTGGACACAATATACAATAAAAAAGTATTGGCAAATATTGAGAAAATATCCAGTAATCTTATCGGTTTTCTCACGGACGTATCGGCGGTTGGTATTCAGGTTGAGACCATCTACGCCCGCTATCCGCGTACCGGGATTGCCGGTTGCGGAGTTGGAATGACGAGAAATAATAAATTTAGAGAATCAACGCTAACAGAAGTAAGGAGCGTGTAATATGGCAGAAGCAATTGTAAAAATATCAGAACTTGATGAATTAATGAGTTTCGCAACTGGGGACATTCTGGTCATTAATGACATCAGCGAACCGCTCGATATTGACAAAACCAAAAGGATCAGCGTTGCGAATCTGGTAAAGTTGGTTACGCACACCGCGGTACAGGCGATTGTTTCCGGTCAAGCAGAAGGAGATTTATTCTATGCCTCATCTGCCACCGCGTTGGCAAGGTTGGCAAAAGGAACGGACGGACAAGTATTAAAGATGGGCGCAAGCCTTCCTGGGTGGGGAGCTGGCGGAGCCACCGTTCTTCTTGAAGAATCTGTTCTTTCTTCCACCGCTACAAATTTTGAATTTTCAGATATTACTGGGGACTATAATCACCTACTTGTGAGATTGCTGTGTCGCTCAAATTATGGAGGCGGCAGTATCTCGCTTAAGATGACTATAAATAGAGACGCAAGCTCTAACTATGATCACGTTTTGGTATATGAGAGTAGCGGCGGCATAAGTATGACTGGGTATTTGGGGGGAAGCGACCCACTTTCTCATATATATATTCCGGGTGCCACAGCAACAGCTGACGCTGTCGGGTTTGTAGAGTTGTTTTTTCCATTCTATTCAAATACGGTTTTCGACAAAACGTATTCAGGGAAAGGATTTGCTAAAATCGCCGTATCCGGGAACTGGTATGATGCCCTTCGAGACAGAAGTGTGCGGGGAACATGGAGAAACAAAAATGCAATAACCTCTGTAAAGGTTTATCCAAATTCCGGTAGTTTTGTGGCGGGTTCTATATGTCAACTCTATGGATTATACTAATATTGTGAGTTATTAGACCGTGGGATGACAAACCATCTATGCGTAATATAAACAAATTCAAGAAGTGGCTTTTATTTTGTGCAATTATATCAGTTGCCATACTGATATATTCTACTATCCCTATTTTGAATAGCGATATGGACGGGGCTTATAACAGCACCAGGCCATTTGATTGCTTGCAGAGATTACGATTCGTGCTTGCATGAAATTGGACACAAGGTTGACCACGGGGCGGGATGGATAAGCAAGTCGGATAAGTTCAGGACAACTGTTCAGGCATACAGAAGCATAGCCTTTGAAATTCCAGAATTGCGCGATCCACTTACTATAAGAATTCTTTTCTTTCCCGGAATTGGGAAGCAGCCGCTCAAATGCAATGGCGGTGTGTTCACGTCATGCTTCTGGTCTGATGGCTGGGGCGGTTACACCGAATTGTACGCAGAGATACTGAGAGAAAGCGGTGGAGACGTTGACAACATCCCTGTTGTTCTGCAAGAATTCTACGATCAAGAAAGAATTCAAAGGCTGATAGGCGAGGTGAATAATGAATAAACTATACACTAAAAATACGTGGGTTGATGAAGAACTTGCTGGCCCAGAGCTGTTAGACATCAAAGATAGTGCTGATGAGCCAATATACGAGGACGTAAAAATCGAGCTGGCAACCACACGCACCCAAGAGGGCACGCCGGTTACCGCTGAGTATATGAACAACATTGAAGAAGGCATTGACGCTCTTGATGACAGGATCATAGCGCTTGAAATTGACGACCTCGCGGACGTTGACACGGTTGGTGTCACGGATGGCAACATTCTTGTTTATGATGAATATACTGAAACATGGATACCTGGCGAGGGGGGAGGGGTGACGGATCATGGCGCATTGACCGGCCTTGGGGATGATGATCATACGCAATATATTCTCCATTCGCTCGCAACTGCTGCAAACGATTTTCTTATTGCTTCCGGTTCTGGGGCAATGGTCAAAAAAACATTAGCCGAAACCCTGACCATACTAGGCAAGGCTGTTGCTTCCGGGCTGGCTTCTCTAGATGCGTCCTCAAAGGTTGTGCAAGACCCGGCCAACGCGACGGATACGCCCACCGCTTCAAAGATACCGATTGCGGACGGTTCCGGGCTTCTGACTGCCTGGATTGCCGCGGCGACCGATGCTTTGGCTGGAATTATCGAGTTGGCTACCATTGCCGAAACCACGACTGGATCGGCAGCGGACAGGGCTGTTACCCCCAACGCCTTGCGGGGGAGCGCTTACGGCAGACGCACGTGGGCGGCGCGGATATTGGATCAGGACACGGCTTTATCTGTTGCGGATGGACTTGACACACTAACCGTCCCGGAGGAATTCAACGGTTGGAATATCGTGGATTTTGACATTGCTTTGGATACCGCATCCACTTCCGGGTTGCCACAGGTCAGGCTCTACAATGTTACTGACTCTGTATCGGTTTTGTCAACAAATGCCACCTGTGACGCAAACGAAAAAACCTCTTACACGGCTGCCGCC